AGTCGGCCCTTGTTGATTTCCAAGCATCGCTCGACACCGCCCGGACCTCCTACGAAGAGCGGATCGGCAAACTGGCCGAAGATGTTGCCGCCCTGACCGAACTTGCCGAGCAGCTCGCGATCGAAAATGAGCAGCTCAAGACCAAGGCCGAGGAAGTCGATGCTCGCATCGCAGCCCGCGCCGCCCAGATCGCTGCTGACTCCGGTGCCGCTCCTCTCACGGTTTCTCCAGTCGGAGACGACCAGCCTCAGAAGGCTCTGAGCGCCGCCGAAGTCTGGAACCGCCAATTTGCCAAACGCTAACTCTTTTCCCTGACAAACTACAATGTCCTTTCCCACTCTGCTTGACCTCGCCCGGACTGACGCCGGGATCCTCTATCCGATCATCGAAGATTCGCTCAAGTCCGCACCGGAAATGAGCATCTTCCCAGCCGCGACCATCAACGGCTCGACGATGGAACTAACCGTGCGAACCGGCCTGCCGAGTGTCGCATTCCGCGATGCCAACGAAGGCGTCGCCCGGAGCAAATCGACCTACGACACGAAAATTTTCCAGACCCACATCCTGGACCACCAAATCGCGGTGGACAAGCAAGTTCTGGCCGGAGCGAAGGATCCGGGTCGCTGGTTGAGCAATCACGCCACCGGTGCGGTTGAGGCTGCGATGCGCTATATTGGCTCCCAGATCTATTATGGCACTGGGAACGACGCCAAGGGTTTCCCGGGCCTGCTTGCTCAATATTCTGCTGACTCGGCTCACGAGGTCGATGCTACCGGTTCGAGTAACAAAACCTCCGTCTGGATGGTTCGCCTTGGAGTCGAAACGCTTGAGATCCTGTTCGGCAACGACCAGACTTTGCGTCTCAATGATCAATGGGAGCAGGAAACGGTTACCGACGGGAGCGGCAACCCCTACCAGGCCTGGACCAACTGGCTGACTGGCCGGGTCGGTCTTCGTTTGGCCAACCGCCATGCTGCGGTTCGGATTAAAAACATCGAATCGACGACCAAAAAACTGACCGATGCGCTGCTCTACAGTGCCTATGAAAAGTTCACCGAGTTCGGATTCGAGCCGACCCACATTTTTATGAACGGTCGTTCTCGCGAACAGCTTCGCAGTGGCCGCACCGCCACGAACCCGGCGGGCCTTCCGGCTCCTCTCCCAACCGAATGGGAAGGCATCCCGATCATCCGAACCGCCTCGATCACCTCCAGCGAATCCTAACTCTTCTCCACCATGACTCGCAATCTTCAAGACGCTCTTCTCATCAAATCTTCTGCGCTGCCCGCCGCAAATGCAAACAACGCAACGGCCTCCATCGACCTGACGGCGACAACCCAGGACGAAACGTATTTCGAGGTCAGCCTCTCGGTTCCGGCGACGCCTAATCTGGCCGATACCAAAAAAATCACGTTCACGTTCGAGGATTCGGCTGACAACAGCTCGTTCGCCGCCATCGCTCCGCTCGCAACGCTGGTCGTAACCGGAACTGCCACCGGTGGCGCGGCAGCCGAAACCATTGTGCGCCTTCCGGGAGTGACCCGCCGCTATATTCGGGCCAAGGCCGCCGTTGAAAACGCGGGCGGAACGAATACGGCTGTCTCCTACACGTTGGCGTTGATTTTTTGATTCGTTTTGGTCCGTAGTACGCATAATTGGGCGGGCCAGGCTTCTACCCTGGTCCGCCCTTCGCTATATGAGCCGGTATTCCGAAATCGAGGCCGACATGGCCGAAATCCTGGCTGACGTAGGGGTCCAGATCCAATGGGATGGCGATGACTACGACGCGATCCTGACAGAACCGCGAGTGGATCTCGACCTAACGACTGGCGGGTTTTCGGCTGAAGCGGATTACTCGGTGAAGGTTCGGAAAACGGATCTGCCGGAGGGCGCATTTCCGCAGGCGAAAGACCAAATTACAATTGCCGGAGCGGTCTACGTTGTGCGCGGAGTAACTGACTCTCCGCCCTCTCCGATGCTGGTTTTGCATGTCGCCAGAAAATGAACTCGCAGGTCGAATCGGCATTCGCAACGTGGATCGGCGGCCTGGTCAATTCGGCTCCAATCTATACCGGCAGTTCTGCGGCGGAGATGGATGTGACCGATTTGGCGATTGTCGTAACAGTCCCGCAAATCGAATTTGTCCTCTATCAGCTTCATAGAGCAACGGTTGAAATTCTCATCGGAGGCCCTGCCTTTCACGCTTCGTTAAGCGCCTACAGAAACGTCGCAGCGGAAGTGATGGAGCCGATCCGGTCGCAGAATTTCGGAACTCTGCTCACCGCCCTTGCGCCAGTAGCAGCTTTTCGCGGAATCGCCATCCAGGATTCATCTGAGAGCCAGACCGATGATTCGTGGACGCACACGATTCGGCTGATCTGCGGACTCGAAACGGACGTTGAGGCGGCGCCATGGCCGGAGCCTGCGACCGATGACTATTTCGATGCCGCCGCGAACCTATCGGGCGGGCGGTTTGTATACCTGTCAGGATCCAGCGCATCCTACGCCAACGCAGGTTCCAGCCTGCCTGCAATGGGTTACATTAAGCAGGCGGTTGTCTCAGGCGACAGCGTGCGGGTCTATCGTCAAGGCCGCCTCGACGGGCTGGCCGGATTGACGGCAGATCGGGACTATTACCTCGGCGCAAACGGTCAGCCGACGCTCAACCCTAGCACTGCGTCAGGCATCATTCAGTTCCTCGGTCGGTCGATTTCGACCGATGTCATTCTAGTCGAAATTGACAGTCCTATTTCAGCAACCTAATATAATCAAATGCCTCTGGAAAAATATCAGACCTGGGATGGGGGTCAAAAACTCAAATCGTTCCTCCAGACCTCAGCCGGAGCAGCCGATGCTGGGAAACCTGTTGCCCTTAACAATTCCGGCGAAATCGATTCGTCCATGCTCCCGAATCAGCTGGCGGACACAACTACCCTGCCAGCAAGCGAGAACCTAGCAGCTGGCGACCTCGTAAATATTTGGGCTGATTCTGGCACTCTCAAGGTCCGAAAAGCTGACGCAACCTCCTCGTCAAAACGGGCCGACGGTTACGTGTTGGCGGGAGTGACCAGTCCAGCGAATGCTATGGTTTTCCATGATGGCGCGATTACCGGGCTAACGTCTCTAACTGTCGGAGGACGCTACTACCTCTCCGCGACCGCTGGCGGACTGACTATCGAGGCATCGGTTCCAACGACGACCGGAAACTTGATTCAGTTCGTTGGTCAGGCAGTGTCGGCCACCAAACTGCTCTACCAGCCTGACACGAACCCGCCGGTCATCGCCTAATGCCCGACCTCGCTCAAGTTTGGACTGGAAGCCAGTGGCAGCTAAAAGGTTTCGCTGCCACTGGCCACTCCCACAATTTTTCCGATCTTAGGATCAATATCGTGGTCAGCGGCAGCGGCAATGACATCCGCGTCGGAACTTATCTGCCTAATGCCTCCAACGCCATTTGGACAAAAACTTATGCTGGCGGGTATAACGAAATCGTGCGGTTGGGTCAGCAATGGCATTTGGTCGAATACCCGAACAACGGCGATCCCGTCCAGACCGCTGGAAACACTGGCCTAACGCCTTGGCAGAATCAGACTAATTTCAACGCCGCCGGACTGACATTGGCGCCACAGGTCAACGGGATCGAGGCATTGTTTAAACTCGATGAGTTGGCTTTTCCCGGCGACAACACAAGCCTAAACGCAACGACCTCGGCGCACGGTCTGCTTCCAAAATTGAGTGGCCAGACAACAAATTTTCTGCGCGGCGACGGATCGTGGGCCTCTGTTAGCCTGACAGACGTTAGGCTCTATACAGCCGACGACACCTGGACGAATCCATCGCCTAGCGTCGCCAGGCGCGTTTTCGTCCGGTTAGTTGGTGGCGGAGGTGGCGGCGGAGCAGGTAGGCGAGGCGCTGCCGGATCGGCTCGGGTTGGAGGCGGTGGCGGCGGAGCTGGCTGCGTTGCCGAGGGATGGCTGTTGACGACTAACCTAGGATCGACTGTTAGCGTGACCGTCGGAGCCGGAGGAACTGGAGGCTCTGCTCAAACGGCTGACAGCAGTTCTGGTGCGAATGGGGTCGATGGAGGGTTTTCGCTATTTTCTGATTTTCGGGCAAGTGGCGGAAGTTTTGGCTCGGGCGGAGGATCCGGGACCGGTGGCGGCGGCGGCGCGGGGGTTAGCCTCGGAAACAATATTGGCCTGACCAACCTGAACGGATCTGGCGGAGCTGCGGCTTCGGCCACGGGCGGAGTAGGCGGGACCGTTACGGCAGCCGGTCCGTCGATTCCGACGGGAGGCGGTGCGGGCGGCGGCATAACCAGTGGCAACGCGAATAGCGCAGGATCTGCTGGCGGAATAATCGGCAACGCGACCCTCGGACAGCTCTCAGGCGGCGCGGCTGGCACAAACGGCAATGCTGGGAAAGGGGCCGGAACCGGAGGCGGCGGGGGCAACGGCGGCGGCGCAAATAATGGAGGCAACGGCGGAGGGTTTGGCGCGGGCGGAGGAGGAGGAGGCGCGTCGTTAAACGGGACCAATTCCGGTAAAGGGGGCGACGGCGCTCCGGGCTACGTGCTGGTGATTGCCTATCTATGAGACGAATTGCACACATCGCCTACGGGCAAATCGTTAGCGTTAGCCTAGCAAATGACGACTGGACGCCGCCCGAAAACGGCACCCAGATGCTGGAAGAGGATGCCGTTGCAGCGGGCATTCCGCGGTGGGTTCGCCCGATCGTTTTCGGGCCTGCACCTAGCTGGCAGGTCAAAGTGTGGCTGATCCGTCAGGGTCTTTCCTCGGCTGATATTGAGGCGACAATTCGGCAAGCAATCGCTGCCGGACCAGAGCAGGATGAGGCCATTCTCCGCTGGCAGCACGCCCCTGAATTTCCATTCGATCATCCATTGGTTGGCCTCGTCGCGGACGCTCTCGACCTCGACGTTGCTGCGGCCTGGCCTCAGATCCTCGCGATCTGAGCGTTGACAACCCTCCTCAACAAATGGCAGCCCACCTCGGCATTGACACAAATTTCGGCCTGACGACGCCATCCGGCGGATACGTTCAGGAGGCATCCAGAGAGGACTCAATCGAGGTCGCGACGATCCGGAATGAAATCGGAACGACTGTTGTTGCCGTTCCGAAACCGTTGATTACCCGTTCCGTTTCAATTCGCGGACGCGGCGACGCTGAATTGAGCGCAGTAACGTCCGGCGCCTTTACTGCCGGAGCCCTGAAAATCGTCTCCGCCCGCCAAAGCGAAACGAATGACGATTTCCCGGAATTTGAGATCACCGCAACCGCCTACCAAGACATCGACTAACATGCCCGTAACGCTCACTAACATTGGCATCCAATCGGTCGAGTATAGCCTCGCTCAATCGGTTGAGCGAACCACTCGCACCGAAAACGCCTCGGTCATGAACTACCTCGGCGGATTTGGTCACGCGGAAGCCTACGACCCGGTGACCGAGTTCTCTATCTCAGGTCGCGGAGATCTTCCTGCCGGTCTGGCCGTTGGAATCGCCGGAGACGGAATTGATGGGTTGTTCTCTGCTGGAACGACAATTGTAACATCGGTTAGCCTGACGGAAAATAATACGGATTTTAATTCGTGGGATATCAGCGGAACGAACTATCCGGCGGCTGACTGAGCACCGGGATAAACCGGTCGCGCTACCCGTCGGTGCATGAAAATCGGACAAAAAATAGCCTTTGTCAGAGGTAACGGTTCGCCTCTGTTTTCGCGAGAAACTGCAATGGTTTCCGCCTGGTTGATTTCGGGCGGCAAGTTGGCCTCCGACAAGGCGCTAGTTGATTATGTCGAAGAGATCGAGGCCGCTCCGGTGCGCTCCTACGTTTGGTCAATCGACGGCAGCGTGGCCTGCATGTTCGGCTCCGAAAGCGTAGAGTTCGCCGAGTTCCGAAGGCGGTTTCTCGATGACGACTGGATCCGAGCAAACGCAGATCATCCGATCAGCTATCTCCGGGCCCAATCGGATCAGCTTTTAGGGTTTCAGAGCGCAATCAAGGGTCGCAAGCCAGCCCTGCTTGTTCGCAAACGGAATCGATTTGCTATCATTCCGGCAGATGCACCCCCTGCAACGCGCAAATCTCTCCTTCAAAATCTATGACCAAACGCGAATCCGACATTGAATCCGCTTTTTGCGAACCAGCCGCAGCAAAAGTGGGAACCGTTACCCTGCGACCGTTTTCGTTGGGCACTCTATCGTTGTGCCGGAAACTCAACCTGACCCTGTTTCTGGAAGGCGACGACGGTCTGACTGATGACGAAAAGCAGCGCCAGATCGTCACCTTCGCCTGGATGCAGAGCCAGCCGCTTCAACGGGTTCTCTTGGCGATCCGGTCGGGCTGTTATGAGGATGAGGTCTCCGAGTTCGAGTTCGGTCTGGCTGTTTCCGATCTGCCGGACCTCATGATTGAGATCCAACGACTGGCCGAGATGGCCGCCGCGGCGAGCGTTGATGTCGAGGCCAAGCCTGGCGACAAACCGGAGGCGAACAGCCCAAAATAGTTGAGCCAGGCTGGACGGCATCGATCGTATTCAGCCTGGCCAAAGAAACGAGTTGGCCGGAATCCTTCCTTCTTTGGGACCTGCCGCTCCCTCGGGCCCTCCAATACTACCATTGCGCCCTCAGGGCCGCGATGGCCTGGACTGTAGCGCCTTCAGAGGATGGCGAGGCCATGCTAGGGAGGCTCGAGGCACTGGTTGACGCTACGGAGGAACAATGGCTAGAGGCGTGACGATGACCGTTGAGACGAGGCGATTCGAGGAGCAGCTTTTCCGTATGCAGCGGACCAGCAAGTTCGGAGCCCAGAGGGTCGCTGAACGGTCGTTTAGGGGGTTTGTGGCTCGGCTGGTGGCCATCACTCCGCCAGGTAGAGTCGCTGACATCAGCGGCAGTCAAAACACCGACGAGCCAGGGCAGATCATTAAACCGACAAAACCGAAGACTCGCGGAACCCGGAGCGTAAAAAATGACATCCTCAACGTGTTCCGGCCGGTCGGATCCGAGCGTCAGATTCGGAGGCTCAAACCTATCGCGACCGAATCGGATCTCGAACGACTCCACAAAGGAGCCAGGAACAAAAAGGGCCGGACGAGAGCCCGGAACCGGAAGGACAAGGTGCCGGTGACACGGGCAATTTTGCGGGCCTATATCAAAAAAAAACAAAATCATGTCGGCAAGCTCGCGGCGGGATGGAACAGCGCATCCAATCGCCTCCGGGTTCGCGTACCTGCATGGGTCAAGCGACACTCCTCGCCGGGTTCGGTCGTCCTCGAAGTCGGCGGGCGCGGAGGAGTCAAATTCAGGGCAACCAACGGTATTGACCATGCGTCGGAGCAGTTCAACTTTCAGCGAGGTGTTTACATCGCGATGGCGATGCAAGCAAACGCGATGAAGCGGCAAATTGACAGCTATCTGGCAAAAGAGATGGTTAAGGAGATGAAAGGAGAGATGAGCTAATGGCCGCTTTTACGGTTAGCGCAAATTTCAAGGACAACGTCACGCCCGGTCTCAAAAAGGTCAGCACTGCCGTCAAGGGGTTTAAAGCTCCAAACATGCTGGACGTCATGGGTGGCGTTTTAGGCGCGGGAGCTGTTACGGGCCTCTTTTCAGCCTTAACCAACGGAGTGCAACAACTTGCATCAACCGTTCAATCGCAGTTGGGCCAGTCGGTCCAGAAAGCGATGCAGTTCGAGACAACGCAGATCTCCCTGGAGGTCATGCTAGGAGGCAAAGAGGACGCCGACAAAATGATCGCCGACCTAAGGGCCCTTAGCGAGATCACTCCGTTTACGTTCGCCGATGTCGGCCAGGCAATGTCCACATTGGTCGGGTTCGGAGTGGAGACCAAAGGCGTGGTCAATATATTGGACAGCCTAACGTCCATCGCTGGCGGTTCCTCCGAAAAACTCCAACGAATCGCTCTGGCATTCGGGCAGATCAGCGCAGCTGGCAGGTTGATGGGCCAGGATAACCTCCAGCTCATCAACGCCGGATTCAACCCGTTGCAGCAAATCTCGATCAGGACCGGCGAGTCCATGATGGAACTTAGAAAGCGGATGGAAGCTGGCGGAATTTCTGCCGACGAAGTTAAGCAAGCTTTCATCGACGTTACCTCTGAAGGCGGCAGGTTTTCGGGCATGAACAAACGGATCTCCCAAACGACGACGGGTCTCCTTTCGACTTTAGATGAGGTCTATACCCAAATTCAGATCGCGTTCGGAACGCCCATCAACGATGCGATTCGGCCATGGATCGCTCAGGTCATCGGTCTGATCCGATCAATGAAGGGCGAGGCCGAGGCGATGGGCGCGGCACTAGGCAGCGTTCTGAATTCGGTTAGTTCGACGCTCACGGACATCATTGATTCGACCGATTGGTCGAAGGGCATCCCAGAGGCGATTGGGTCCATCATTGTTCCAGTTGCGGACATCGTTAAGTCCGCGCTCGTGTCGGCAATGATGAGCGCAGCTAACGCCCTAATGGAGGGGCTGCGAAAGGCCGCTCTAGCGTTCGGACCGCTGCTAGGCGCGATCATTAATGGCATGGCTGATGGTCTGATCGGCATGATTCGCGGCATCCTTGGATCGATCAAATCGGTTATTGATCCTTTGACGGGTATGTGGGGTCCGCTTGGGGATTCAGCCAAAGCGGCCTCAAAAGCGATTAACGACGCTAGCATCAACCTGCGAAACGCAGGAGAGGATTTCGATCCTGCCAAAACAATCAAACAATTCGGCGAAAATCAGACGCCCGTATTTTCGGCAGATGCGATCAAGGAACAAAACGATCGGACGCAAATGCTAATCAACGATCTGACCAAAAATGACAGGTTAGCGGGAAAACAGCAGGAGCGCACATATCGGCGCAACCGCGAACAAAAGCTGGCTGCCCGGAAGGCCGAGCAGGAGTTTCTCGCGGGAATGCCCGCGACTGTTGCCGAGGCTGCGCCGTCGGTCGTCAAAACGACAAATGAACTGATGGGCGGCATGCCCAGTCCTGCCGAGCTGCTGGGCGGCGCGACAAAACCCGCGGCGGTTCCAAAGCCGACCGGCATCATGAGTTTAGCGCAAAGCCTGAATTGGCTCGCTGGGAGAAGCGTCAACGACATGATCCTGGCCGAAAACGCGAAACAAACGGCGACGCAGCAGGAAATGAAATCTGCCCTCGAAAAAATTGAGGCCAACACGTCCAAACCGAAACCAGTTACTGTCGAGATCCCAAGAGGGGCCGTGTTCGCCTACCCGTAATTATGCCTAATTCATTTCAGATTCAGGGGTTCAGCGCCAACGTAGATGAGCGCGGCCTCATAACCGCAGAGGTCCCAATGTATTGCGAGACCATCAACGAGGCTCTGACGATTTCCGGTGGCAACCCGTTCGGCCTCCCGGAATTTTCTCGGTCAATTTCCCAGGTCGAAACGGGAGGCTATGAGGTCCGAATTCGATACGAAGGCACGCAGGGGAAAAAAGGCGAAGAGGAGGCCAGCACCTACGAATTCGACACCTCATTCCAGGAGGATAGTTACGCAAACCACCCTGACTGGCCCACACTCGCCGAAAAATACGGAGGAACAATCGTTAACGGGCAGGTCGAATGGGCGGAGCAGATTCCGCGAGGCAACATTTCAAGAAAGGGGTTGAGCCAGGCAAAGCAAAGCGAGCAGGTGGCCAACCCGCTACTCGGAACCAAAACCTACCGGGTTTTCATGGTTGTGTTTCGTCGGAGCTATATGACGCGCAATTTCCCATTGCGACAGATTGAGGCAGTTATGACGATCCGCGAGAAATTGCCCAAAGGGCTTCCAACTCCGAAAAGTCGGAACTGGCTGATTATGCCGCCGAAAATTAGCAAGCGAGGCCGAGACTGGGAAGTCACCGAGGAATGGATGCTGTCCGCTCCCGGGAAAAAATGGAATTCTGAAACATACAAATCGCTCGCTGGCGGTTTTGGCGGAGATAATTATGTATGAGGATCGATGATTTGAAAGTCCGGCCTGGTCAGCCAGTCGCTCCCGCCTGGGACAAGCTGCTCGATTTCCTCCGGCGGTTCAAACTCGTTGCCGGACCAGGCGTCAGCCTCTCCCAGACGCCCGATGGAACATTCATCGCTGTTGAGCCCGTCAGGGCCGCATTCGATCATCCATTCCGGGTTACCGCAGCCCTGACCGAAGCGCGGATCACGAAGGGCACAATCGAGGGTATTGTCCCAACAATCGGATCCGATCCGATTGATGCGGACCATCCGCCGCAATTAAAGCTCAATGGTGGGCCTGGAAAAAACGGTCGCTCCTATGTTGCGCTCCAGGTGAGGACGACGATGGGTGGTCTCGACCCCGAAACCAAAGGCGTCGCCGAAATTGTTCATGTTCAAACGATTGCCAGGACCGCAAATGAAATCGGGCTGCAACCTCTCGCAGTGCTGAAATGGACCCAAGGCATTCCGACCGCGTTTCAGATCGTATACCACAACCTAGGTCACTATTACGTTATTCAAACGGAGACCAGAGGATCAAGACACCTATTCTATGCCGTCTGAGGATATACCGGCACGCACCTGGAATGCGATGATCGATCGCCTGAGGAGATCGCAGATCATGGGCGTGCTGGCATACCCTCAGGGCGAATGGCAGCACCCGTGGACGGCCGCCTGTTCCTACGACAACACGCAGTTGTGCTGGACCGCAAAAATCAAACCCGGGTTCGTAGGCGGCCTGGATCCATCGGTCAGCGTTGTTGGAGAATTTGCGCCCCCCGAAACGCTTGAAAGGCTTGGCCACACTCCGATTTCCGCCAGATCTCTCCGTTTGGACGCGCATCTGACCGAGGGGCCTAGGATGGCTCTCAATTTGTGGAGAGCCATCGGAGCAGACGGCGCCGCTGGCGTTTCGACGACCGGAGAGCCCAGTTACGATCCGGTTCCTCCCGCATTGATCGCCTTGGGAGCTAGTCCTCCGCCAACGTCCAGCCTGCCCATCAATCAGGCTCCACCCCCTGCAACGGCGCAAGATAGCGGGAGAAAACGGTTTGTGCGGGCGACCGAACTGGTCATTTTCCAGCGGCGGATCGCGACCAGGACCCAATGGACGTTCGGCCAGGGCATCGACGAAACAGCCGCCCAGTTTGACGTATTTTACGAGCCCGCTGGAGATGAAAGGCCGACGATCCGGGCCGAACGAAAACCAACGCTTCCACCGCCGGATGATCCGATCGCAACATTTTTAGGAGCAGCGCAAGATACTGGCGTCGATCGTATTCCGCTGGCGACCATTTACGCTATTTCTCCGCCGCTCTACGAAGCTGATGAGATGCCCGGGCCTGACTGGCAAATCCATGTTCGTTATTATTTGTTCTGGAATCTTTTTCGGGACATCAACGTGGCTCCGAGGCTGGATGAATCCGACGGCCTTGGAATACCGCGAGGGCTGGGCCTCGGCGTTGCTGACGTTTCGATCAACAATCTGGCGGCTCGGATCAACGACACCAATGACCAACTCCAAGAATTCTTGAACGCCAACAAAGCAGAGGCGAAGTATTGGTCGGTATGACAGGACTCGACAAAGCTGCCAGACTCGAGAAAAAGCGGAAGGATGAGCGGGCGAAAGTCGAAAAGCCTCTGCCGTTGAATCCGCCCTTTCCATACGCTATCCTACCGTTCAGCTTACCCGACCGTTGACACCCTGAAAAACCGACCCTATGGAAGCCCTCCTCTACGGAAATCTCACTAACGGAAGCCTCGCCGAAACGATCGGCGGCACTGCATTCGACTGGCCGACTCTGACCGAGGGCGACACCGTCAAGTTGGCCCTCCGGTTGGTGGCGCGGGTCGATGAGTCGGAATTGGAGGTCTATCCGACCGTTAATACCGTTAAGTTGTCGCTGGGACGGGTTGATGCCCGCCCGACTGCTGGTTCGTTCGCTCTCCGATTGAGGCCCGCAAATACCAACGATCCCAACGATACTGCCAGCCTGGCCTTTAATGCCACGGCGGCCGCCATGCAGACCACGATCAATAACATGCTGACGGCGGGACTGGATTGGGATACCGCAACGCCGCCAACTTCGGCAACCGTTGAGCTAATCGATCAGAGCTACGTGATCCGCCTTTTTCGCAACGGGTCGCCCTATGCCGAAGCCGTTCGATGGTCAGCGGCGGCGAACGCCCTTGAGCCGTCAGCCTGGGTTCGAGCCTACTCAATAGGAGGCAACGATGCGAACTGGGAGGTTCGATTGACTCAATCGCCCGTTGCTTTCGCGGACATTTGGGCGCGAGTTGCTCCCGACCCGCCTGCAATCGCGTCGATCCGGGAAGGCGGAGAGGATTCGGATGTCCTTTATAACGAGATTCAGTCGCTGACGGTGCCTGCAAATTTTCGCGGCGCTTACTATTTGCAGCGCCCGGAAACCTCGGTCAAATCCGGTCTTTTGAGCATCGAGGACGGGCCTGACGAAATCGCGGCAGCGATCGCTCCGCTGGCTGACGAGGGCGGCGAATTTTTTGTTACCAACCCAGTCACCGATTCGGCGTATATTGAGTTCGCGGGCGAGATGGGCGGGATCGATCACGATCTGCTTGACGTTTACGTCGTCAGCGCGCCGCCTGGCGACCTGACCATCGAAATGAGCCTTGCGACTGCGGAGGTCGGCCGGATCCTCCGAGCCGCTCCGCTCGTCGAAGGACTCGCCCTCGAGGTCGAAGTCGGCTACGAAGGACCGGATGAAGAACCTCGCGTGTGGACCTATCGCGGAACGGTTTCCATTCAGAGGGACATCATCGATGATTCGCTCGCGACGGCGCAAAATATCGACTGGCTGCGGCCTCCGCTCCCGGTCGATTATATTCCATTCACAGCCGATCAGGTCATTACCGGGAACCAGCATTACGAAGTAGTGATCGGCGATGGCGAAACCGAGAATTTCGTCATCGATCACGAACTCGACACCGAGGCCCTGCATATCACCCTGCGCGAAAACGCGGCGGGCGGCGAGATCCTGACCGACGGGTTCACGGTTTCGATTGATTCGGCGAATTCCATCAGTGTCGATTTTGTGGATCCGCCGGATGAGGATTCGGTGGCGGTCCTCATCACCTCGGCTGGCCCGGTTTCGGCCTTCCAGGCCCACAACCACACGATCGCCCAGATTGAGACGCTACAGACCATTCTTGACGGACTAGGCGAGCGGATCTCCGACCTAGAGGACCTCGCTCCTAGTGGCGTTCTGGCTTCTCCAGAGGTCATTGGTTATTCCTCCGAGTGGACTTTGCCGACTATTTTCGAAGTCTACCCGACCAAACAGTCAATCGAGGTCTCGACGATCGCCGATCTGGTCGCTCTTCCAAAGACCGAACTGCCCAAAATCGGCGGGCTCTTGGCAGCGGTCCATGACGCGGCCGTCGAGGCATTGCCGTCGCCGCTGACCCTTCCTTCCTCAAGCCATGCCGGTCGCGTTTTCCAAAACCAAACGGGCTCGACGGTGACGCTTCCCGGCGGTCTCGGTCGGCGCGGCGTCGCCCTTAAAAACAACGAGTTCGCGGCTTCCGATGGTCGCGTTTGGTATCGGGTCGAACGGTTCGACAACGGTTCGAGCTACTACCCGAGCGACTTTACGCGGGAGCTTTTTTCGATCTTTGTCAATGAGCAGCAATTGAGGCTTCGGACTGAGTTTTCGCTCCAGTTTGCGGTTGAGGCAGCGGTCATCAACTCGAGCACAAATTGCCAATGGGTCGTGGTCGTCGAAACCGGGACCGCTCCGCAGGATTCATCTCCAGGAACTCCCGGACTCAACCTCCAGAACGTCGTCTGGTCCAGCACGCCTGCACTGACGCAACGACTGATCGTTACGCCCGTTTCCTGCCGCCACCTATTCGGCGTTCGGGTCAAACGGAGCTTGATCAGCAACGTCGAAACATTGACCCTTGATCGGATCCTCTACGGGGCGTCCAGCGCCGGAACCGCGCCAGCCAGCGCGAATTTCGCGATGCGCGGTCGATTGATCCGCTTTGACACCGAGAACAGCGTTTCGGACGCTCGCGGCCTCGTCGCTCTGGCGGGCTTGACGATTCCCGGAGACGCCGGTTCGGAGTTCCCTGACGTCGGTCGAGCCATCATTCGCGGTTAGTATTAGCGAAAACCGAATGGTCGCCATCGATCATTCGATCTTTTTGAACAGGCGTGAATTCCTGTTGCGCGGTTTCGATTTTTTTGTTAATCCTTCCGCCGTGACGAACAACGACCAACTCCACACACTCCGGTGGTGGGCGACCAAGCGTGTCGCCGATCAGGAAACCCGCGACGCCATGATTAGCATCATTGATGGCCTCCTGGGCGAGCAAGCGCAATCGCCTCCCACGCCATTGATCCCCCTTTACCCGGGGCCGGAGTTTCCGGTCATCGGGAGGCCGCTGTTGGCCGACGGTATCGATGCCTACGTCAGATCCGCCGACCCGAGGTGGATTCGCGGAATTACGATCCATCACACTTCTGCTCCCTCTCTGGCTCAGCGGCCAAACGGGTTTCTCGAAACCCACATCCATAATTTTCGATCGTATTATCGAGGTTTGGGGTGGAGTTCTGGGCCGCATTTTTTCATTGATGAGGACCAGGCCTGGGCGTTCTCGCCCTTGACTAAACCAGGAATTCACGCGCGGTCGTTTAACAAAACTCACATCGGCGTTGAAATGCTCGGCGATTACGATCGGGAGGATCCATGGAGTGGCCGCGGACGTCAGGTGCTAACAATGACGGCATCAATCGTGGCCGAGTTGTTGCGATCCCTAAATCTCGACACCTCGGCGGTCAATTTTCATCGGGAAGATCCAAAGACGGACAAGACCTGTCCCGGGTCGCGGATTGAGAAGGCAAAATTCCTCCAACTGATCGCATGAAGCCAGGCTATTACCCATTTTTGAGCGAAGACGAACATCACGCCATCCCTGCATTAAGCAAATCGGGCATCAAGAAGCTGCTCGTTTCGCCAATGGAATACTGGGCGAGCGCGCCCTGGAATCACGACGCCGAGAGGCCTGGAGAGACTCGATATATGCGACTCGGCAGGGCCCGGCATGCGATGCTTCTTGAGGGCCCGGAGCGATTCGCCCAACGGTTCGCGGCATCCCCTGCGCCCGAGGAGTTTCCTAGCGCGTTGCGCACCGTTGAGGATCTCCGCGAGTGGCTCAAAAGGCGGGGGCTAAAGCCTCCGACTGCCGGAGGGAAAGCGGCCCTCATCGAGGCCGTTCTGGCCGTCGATCCGAATGCTCAAATCTGGGACCGGATCGCTGAATCATCCAGGGCGGATGGGAAAACGCTCCTCCCGGGAGGTGAGTATCGTGCGATCTTGGAATCGGAGATTGCATTTCGTGGCGTCTCCGAACGTATCGGCGAGGGGCTCCCCGAAGTCTCCGTTGTTTGGGAGGACAGGGCTCTCGGCTGCCTTTGCAAGGCACGGATCGACTGGATGGGCATCAGCCATACCGGGCACGCTCGCATCGTTGAACTGAAGGATTTTTCGCACCAAGGGCGGAAATGCTCGCTAGGGCAGCGGACCAGCCAGGTATTCAGCCAGGAGCGCCACGATATTGACGCCCTGTTTCAGATTCGGGCGATTGCCCAGGCTCCGCTCGATATCTGGCACGCGACTCTGGCGGAAGAGGAAATCATCCGGGCCGTCAAAAATGCTCCGAGTCATCTGCTCACGCAGAATCATCCTGAGTTCGTCGTCCTGTATCATCGGAATGACGGACCTTCGGAGTTCATTCTCCGCTCTGTCTGGATCAGCGACCAGGGCGGCAGCTACACTGACATGGGCCAAATCGCATGGTGTTCGGTTCTTTCGGCAGCCGAGACCTACAACCGCTACATGCACTCCCACGGTACCCAGACGCCCTGGCTAACGGGCTGGCAGATTGAGCCCGTTGAATTCGAGCAAACGTCTTTGAAATACCTATGACTACGACACCATTTATCATTGCGGACGCAGTCCGGCTAAACGCGCCCGTAACGGCGGCATTCATTGGACCAAGCGGCTCCGGCAAAACCTACAGCGCACTGCTTTTCGCCCGAGGACTGGTTGGTCCGGGCGGTCGGATCGGCGTTATCGATACCGAAGGAAAACGATCCCTTATCTACGCGGACGATCCGAAAATCGGCGGATTCCGGCACCTGCAAATGCCGCCTCCCTATTCTCCTGAGAGTTGCTCGGGGGCCTTTGACGCTGCGATCGCGGACGGTTGGCAGGCCATCATTTTTGACAGCGCTTCGCTTGAGCATGACGGCGAGGGCGGGCTGCTGGAGATGGCTGAGCTGGAGCTCGAGCGGCTGGAGGCCGAGGCGGTCAAGCGAGGTCGGGACAACAGGGGGGTCAGCCAACAGAAATGGTCGATGCCGAAATTGCGGCATCGCAGGTTTTTGAATCATATTGGGGGTTTGCCTGCACACGTCATCCTGACGTTTCGGCAGGTTTTGACGACCGATTTCAG